GTGCCGTCAACAATCGTCGAGCGGTACAAGCGCATCCTGAGTGGAGCACAAAAGCGCTTTTCGCCGTACGAATTTGAGGATATGCAGTATCGCAAACAAAAAGTTCAGCTAGTCATTCGATATGCGATAGAGCAAGTAAAAATGTGGACGCCGGAACAGGCACGTCGTGAGATGAGCATAAAAGATGTAAAGGAACTAAAGCTCCATTTGATTCGGGAATATGTTGAACCTCCTATTGAAGCGAAGGCTCAGGATGTCTACTACCTCGTGGAGTAGAAATGGGGTTTGGTGTGAGTTTGTGGTGCTCGGTAGGACAAGGATTTGCAGGGGGAGAATAGGGTTTGAACCTGTTATTTTGTGTCCCCAGAAGCAAAGTTTGTCCCCAAACTGTCCCCAGCGGCAGCTTCCAAGATTGCTCCTAACTTTTCAGCTGCAACTTGATCAACGGTCTGTAGCAGATGACTATAAACATCAGCTGTTGTTGCCATGGTTGTGTGTCCCAAACGACCACTAATCACCTTCATTTGAACGTCGGCTGCAATCAGAAGAGAAGCTGAAGAGTGGCGTAACCCATGAGTCGTTAGCTCCTTTAAATTATGCCGACGAATAAAGCGACGGAAAATGGCTCCATTGTGTTCAGGGTACCGAAGTTTTCCGTTAGTAGTTACAAACAAATACTCATCTGCTTTCCATAAGCTCCCCAGCGACAATCGAAGTTCCGTCCACTCTTTACGGTAAAGACGTAGAATATCCAGGACAAAGCGAGGGATGGATATAGTTCGGACGCTGTTTGCCGTCTTTGTTGACTCAATCTTTACACCCTGTCCGGTGTAGGTTTTAGCAGCGCGTTCTATTTGTACTGTGGACGTCTCGTAGTCAAAGTCGGGCCAAGATAATGCGGATAGTTCACCCAATCTGGCTCCTGTTGTGATTGCTAGCCACACAAAAATCTGGAGCTGGAGCGGCTCATTTCGGAGCGCAGATAAAAGGCTGGTGATGTCCGGCAAATCGTAATAAGTTTGTCGAGGCTTCTCTTTCTTCGGTCCCTTTATCCTGCGGCAAGGGTTTTCCTTGATCATTTGCCAATCAATAGCAACAGTGAACATGTTGCGAAGGAGGCGCAAACGAAGCCGGATAGTGTTTGCGGATAAAGTGCCATTGCCCCGAGCGCGTTTCGGAACAGTCTCCAGATACTTCGCAAAATCTTGGATGTGTAGTGGTTTGATATCTTCCATTTTTAGGTGCCCAATTATTGGGACAGCCAGGTCAATCATCTGTTGGTAATTTATGCGGGTCCGCATGGCAAGTTTGTTTTCCGCATCAGCCATAAAGCGCTTCGCGAACTGTGCGAACGTCATTTTTGCGGGTGCCACGTAAGTCCCAGCCTCTACTTCTGCAATGAATTGGGCGAGAATTTTTTCAGCTTCCCGCCGACTCTTCGCTTTCACAGTTTCCCTATATCTAACACGATTCCCATTTGCATCAAATCCCGCGCTAACCGTCAAACGCCAACTATTTTCCCCACGCTTCTCTATTGATCCAGCCATGTTTATTCCTCCTAAGCAATAAATACACTCATCTGCAAAAGTTCTTCCAGATCAGCGACCTGGATAACAAGGTTTTCGACATCCCAATAGTCGACCCCAGCTTCAACAGCTCGCTGTCTGAGTGGCGGAAGGAGAATTCCGAACTTGCCGGGCTTTTCCGCGCTTAAGATCATGTCTCCTTGAGTTACTGTTAGTGCTAATGAATCCGGTAGAAAATCTTCGATACCGAGACTTTCAAATGGAGCTGAGACGGAGACGAAAACCTTTTCCCGATCCCATGGGAGCTCTCCTTTTCTGAAGCCGATCATATACTTCTGTGGCACAAGTACGCCTTCATGGTAGTCATAAAACACTCGAATTTTCATCGGATAATCACTCCTTGTCCATTTCGAAGTTTTCGGTCAATTGCTAGCCGAAACATTTCCTTCGCCTGATCGCACCAATTATCAGGGGATGCTTTTCTATACCGATGGCGTTCATGTTCTATACAAGCCTGTTCCCATCTCCCTGCAGATATTCGGCGCTTGATCTGCTCCCATCGCTCCTTTGCCAGGGAGTAGGAAACATGAAATTCGCAAGCGATGAGGTAAGGGAAATCTTTTTCGTATTCAGGCAGCGGCAACGTCTGGATCATGTGATATGGCATCATGGCGTTTTTGGCAAAGTGTTCTGCTTGCTCTTCCAGGAGACCCTTGAAAAGGTCTGGAAAGCGAGACTGGTCTCCAGAGTGACCGCGGAAAAGGTGTCCGAGTTCGTGGAAGAAATGCTTGCGCTGCTCATCCTCCGGCAACGTATTATCGATCACAATGCAACGGAACTTACCCTTTTCAAACGAGAGTGACGGAGCATCTGCATAGCGGAGTTTGATATCAAGTAATGATGCGATCAATTCCTCTTGTATGTCAGCAGGGGATTCAATCCCAATCGATTGGTAGAGTGTCTTGATCCGCTTTTCGATTTCGGTCGGTTTGTAAAAAGTCCATTGCAGCATGAGTTTCCTCCTCATAAACAAGAATGTACGTTCGTATATATGGTTGAAAAGAAAAGCCCAAAGGGCTCATTTTAAACGATATTCAGCCATTACGATATTTCTTTCTCTAATGATGCAACAGCGCGCTTCAAGCCGATTTTTGGATTGTACCCAATTGCCTTTTTGTACGCAGCAATAGCCTCAACCTTTAGGTTGAATTTTAAGTAAACCTCACCGATAGATTTATACATATTTGCTTTGTGATTGCTCGAAATCATTTTGTTGCAAGCAGCTTCAAACAGTTCAAATACTTCTTTGTAATCAGAGATCGAGGAAGGTGAAGTGCTGTCTATTTCAGCCAATCGTCTAAAACCAATACTCTCAAGTTTATATCCACTTGCAGTTTTTAGCCGTTCTGTACGCCACTTATCCTCATCGACTAATTCTCCCGATAACAAATACCTGTATGCATGTCCGTCGTTATAGTGAAATGTCACGATATAAGAATCGGCTTCAAAAGAATAGGAAGAAGCGCGACCTGTATCTGGACACCACGAGGCGATCGTAGATCCAGTTTGAATATCGAAAATGAACGCTTTCTCATCATCATCGTGGTTCGGATTGCTAGCCATTTGACAGATTGCGTATCTACCGCAGTCTGAAATTGCGTAATTGTATACATTTGCATTTATTACCAGGTCTATTTGAATATTACCATCTACTGATATGATGAACAGATGACACTGCAGACCTTCTTTATTCATAAAGAACATGACAGATCCATTGTTCGATACGATGGGACCGGGATATGAAATGTTAGAGGCATCTTTAATAGTAAGAAGGACGTCTTGTTTTTCTTCATCAACCAACAAGATCGTCCCATCCTTACCATGCGCCACGAATAAGGTGCCATCACTGGAATAATGCCCTTTACCAAAGAAATCCAAGGACTGAATTCGGAGCCAATTGTCAGAAATGTCTATATCCTTTAATGGAGGGGGCGTAATTCCGTTCCTTTCATTTTCAAGTTGCTCAATGAGCGCATTTGTTAACATTTCCTTCATATCTAGCTCAACGCCCATGATGCTGGCCTTTGGGATTTCTAACTCGGAAACGAGCTCTGTGATTTTTTTGCGCTCCTGATCGGTGACGGTTTCGCTTGTACCCGAGAGTGCTTCTGTATCTGATTGAAAAGTGTTATTTGACGATTTATGAGAGGTCTGGGATGTAGTGCGGAGTGTATCCGTTTGCCCTTTGTTATTTAGACCAAATACTTTCTTCCAGAAACTCATGGGAAACCTCCGTCAAAAAGACAATTATATGTTAACGAAGGTATGCCTCGTGATGTCAATCTTTGCTGTTTTCTTCGTCAGCTTCTTGCTCCAGGATCTCAATCAGCTTAAGCGCTTGTTTCCGTCTTCTTTCATCTAACTGATCCCACTTGTGATACATGATGGTGGTGAGTTCGTCAGGCTTGTCCTTCTTATCGGAAGTGGAAAGTAGGTCATCGTAATTTCCGGTAATCAAATAGTTCACTGAGACTTCGTATATCTCAGCCAATTTATTAAGAGTGTCTAGGTCAACTTCCCGTTCCCCAGATTCGTATTTTGCCAACGTGCTGTTATGAATCCCCAGAGATAGAGCGACTCTATTCTGTTTCAAGCCTTTCTTCTCGCGAGCGGTACGTAGCCGTTCACCCAACAACTTTTTCGAGTCTGTCATACACTCCACCTCAAAGGTAATTATAGCCTAAGTTGACGGAACGGAAATAAAAGTTGGCGAAAAGTCAATTAATGTGTTGACATTGGCAAAACGCCAAAGTAAAATAAAACCATAAGTTGACGATACGCCAACACAGAAAGGGGGTGCTTGTTTGAAACGTACACCGAACCTTGGCGAAAAAATAAAGAGAATCAGGAGTGAAAAGGGGATTACTGCAAGGTTTGTAGCTAATAAGGTTGGTATTAGCCCATCCACTCTCTGCAAGTATGAAAAAAACTCTAGAGCAATCAGAGCTGAACTGCTTCCTTCATTCGCAAATGCTCTCGGAGTTGATTTACAAGTTTTTTTTGAAGAAAATGTTGGCGAAACGTCAATTTCAGAGCCTGCTTAAAAGGGGGATTCATATTGAGGATTCCGGACTTCATTCGCAACCGGCGAAAAGAACTAGGATGCACGCAGAAGCAGCTACCGAAAAAGCGGGCGTCTCGTTATCCGTCGTAAAACAATTCTAAGCCAACAAACGATATGAACCTAACGGCACATCTATCTACAAATGCTTCCGAGTTTTGGATGTCGATTCGACATTCGTCATCCTAAAACTGAAGTGGCTCAAATGAAAGGAGGCAACAAAATGGACCAAATTACGATGACCGCCAAAGACACAGCCGCCTATCTCGGGATCAGCTACTGGAAACTGACCATGATGTGCAAAGCAGGGGAGATCCCGCATCTGCGCGCTGGCAACCGTATTCTATTTCGAAAGGAAACCCTGGACCGTTGGATGGCGAACCAGGAAACGCTATCAGTCCAATCGGGAAATGACTCTCAAATGATCGGCCTTGTAAGAGCCCAAGGATGATGGACGAGCCTAACAATACAATCACACAACTGCATAGAGCGCCGAAGAGCGGGAGCGAGCGAAGATCTGAACAGGGAGCCGCGCCGGAATACATCAAACCGGGCTGTCTGAACAAGGTCAATGGTCAGGCAAGGAAACGGTTGGGTCACCGCCAGGACTCGACGCTGTATGCAGTTGTGTGAAGCAAAGGAGGTGTGAAGCTTGGACGTATCCGAGATCAAAGGAATTTGCCTCACGAAATGCGCAAAGGAGGCAAATGAAAAACTAGCACAGGGTTGGCAAGTGCTCTATATCTCAAACAACTTTGGCCAACTCAGTTTTTATCTTGTACGAAAATAGTTGTTTCTTCCCCGAAGAAAGCGAGGTGAAGATGATGTCTGAAAACCGAATTGTGCCGTTCCCTGAGTTAGACCGAGCGGTCGAAGAGTATTTGAACAGCCTAACTGCAAAAAACATTGAAGCTGTCGCGCTAGCAAATGAAGTGACAGCTCTCTCGGACGATCTGTTCATAAAAAGTGTGTTGCTCACTGATGAAGTAGAACTGGTTCATTTCCACCAAATATGTCTGGCGAGCAGATTACATTACACACCCGTTGAGACAAATAGAATCGGTGCTAGATCTATCAGGATTTACACAGAGTACCTAGATAAAAAGAACGCCCCATCGTGAAAACGAGGGGGGGTCTGAAAGATGAGCACACCCTAATAGTACTTTGAAAATCACATAAAGGAGAGGCGAACACATGGGGAACAGTAACGTGTCAGTAAGTATTTACTCGCGGTCGCGGATCAGTGATATCTGCGAATACGCATTCCGCCACCAAAGAACAGGGGAACAAATGACGCACGAGTCACTTGGAAAGAAAATCGGCCGGTCGGCCCGTTGGGTTTCCGACGTAATTAACGGCCGTGCTACACCGATGCGTGAGGATGCAGAGGCATTTGTCCAAGTGTGCGGGAATCACCGTGCAACTCGCATGCTAAAACACCTGTATGGTGACGCTCCGCCGCCGACTGACCCACGGTTGATGGTAAGCCTAACGGTTGCCTTGTACAACCTGATCAAGCAGTGCGAGGACGTGATCGAGGCAGCAAAGGAAACGATTGAGTGGGAACGTAGTAGGCGCCCATGGCAGCCGCTCACAGAGGACGACGAGCGTATGCTGACCCATCTCGGGAAGCAAATCGAAGACCTTTTCCAATCTGGTGACGATGTACATATCCTGATGGACGAGAGGTACGGAATCGATCCGGTTATTCACCAACAGAACTGGCTGATCGAAGCCAGGGCGCAAGAGATCGTCGTGAGTGATCCACGCGAACTGATGCGACGGGAGCGTCAGGAAGCCTTATTTGCGGGGACGCTCCTATGACAGAGGTTAGGGAAATGCTGGATGGACTGGACGAAGAGCAGCTAATCCATATCATTGACGCACTCATGGATACTGCAAGGCGGAGTGAACAGTGCGGGATGTTGGTAGACGCTCAAAAGAAAAAAATAACCGCTGAGAAGGTCATGGAGATTAAACGAAAACGAGAGGAAGTCTGGATGCAGCGGATTTTAGGTAGAGGGAGGGAAGTAACGGCATGAATGAACAGACCTTACGGAAAAAGCTGAACTTTTATCAAAGGATGATGATGGTTGCGAAAACGGCCGGCGACTTGGTTGCACATGAGGTTTATAGGCAAATTACTCGTGAACTAACTGAACAGATAAAAAAACAAGAAAAAACCGCCTGCTCGCAACAGACGGCATAAAACAAGTATTCGTTACAAAGAGCATAGCACACCTGAATAAAGGAGGACAAGCCCTATGACTTTGGCTGATTTGCAACGCCAGTTAAAGAGGTGTCAAGAGAATCTCAACGACGCTACTAGGGAACTGGAACGCCTTGAATTTGTCCGTGATGCGATTGAAAAGAAGATCGAAGAAGCACAAAGGAATGTGAACTGGTGGCAAATGTCTACAGACGATACGTTGAACGACATACAAAAACTGCAAGAGGGTGAACATCATGAGTCAGCAATTGCCTGATTTTCCGACATACGTGGAACAAACGGAGCCGATCAGACAGAAGTACCTCCAGCCATTAGCTTTTGATACAGACGAAGACGGCGACCAATTGGAATGGACCGCTCGGGACGTGATAGAAGAATTGGAGTTGATAATAGACGCACGGGCGACGATGGCTTCGGAAGAGTTTAGGGAGGAAATCCGGGAACAGGCGAAACGTCTTTTGAAATAGTCGAAACTGGGGCTCTCCGCCTCAGTCTGCCGGACTTGGCCGCCCGGCACTGATGAGACAGGCCTTACATAGCGAGGCAAGAGCGTGGCGCAGTCATGGAACTGCAACGGCTGCCGTAGAGGTTGGGACGGTAGCTGCCTCGTGACTAAACGAAAGGAGGGAAACTATGGGGCCATATTGCAAATTTTGCGGGCAACGATGCTTTGTATATCTACCGATGGAAACGCCAAAGGAAGCCCTGGAAGCTTACGGCACATCAACAATCATTGCCACTTGCAAGGATGGGCAGTCATATGAAAAGAGCCGTACCGGTTGGTGCTTGGATGACATCAAGGCGGCAATAAAAGCAAAAGACCCAGCGCGGGAACGCTGAGTCTCTGGTGATGCGCCTTGCAAGATTCTGGTAATTAGAGCATACCGATTCCGCCTCTAAAAATCAAGAGGGAGGAGAGAGATAAGTATGGCATTAGCGATTGTTTCAACAAAAGACATGGACCGCGAATTGTGGCTCCAGTACCGACGTAAGGGAATCGGAGGAAGTGACGCTGCGGCAATTGCTGGTCTGAGCAAGTGGAAGTCACCTGTTGCTGTCTACTTAGAAAAGATCGGGCAAACACCACTGGAAGAGAATCGAAGCGAGGCAGCCCACTTTGGAACAATCCTGGAGGATGTGGTCGCGCAAGAATTTACACGCCGGACTGGACAGAAAGTAAAGCGGCGAAATGCAATCCTTCAGCACCCCGAGTATCCGTTTATGCTAGCTAACGTCGATCGGTTGATCGTTGGAGAGAAGACAGGGTTGGAGTGCAAGACGGCCAGCGAATACCTCAAATCGGAATGGGAAGGCGAAGAGATCCCAGCGCCATACCTGATCCAGTGTCAGCACTACATGGCAGTCACCGGATATGATGCTTGGTGGATTGCGGTACTGATCGGCGGGAACAAGTTCGTTCACAAGAAGATTGAACGAGACGAAGAAATCATCCAGTACCTGATCAAGCTAGAAGGGAATTTCTGGAACAATCATGTTTTGCAGCAAGTGCCACCGACGATAGATGGTTCTGACGCATCCACTGACTTACTCAAAACCATGTACTCAGAAGGAGAACCTGAAAGCGAGATAGAGCTACCACTGGAAGCAGACATGCTCCTTGAACAGCTGGAACAGGCGAAACAGGAAGAGAAGGTCGCAAGTGAACGGGTGACGGAGTTGGAAAATCGCCTGAAAGCGATGCTTGGGAAATATGAGACGGGCCTTGCCAACAATCATATGGTCACTTGGAAGAACGTCACGACGCACCGCTTAGACAGTACGGCTCTGGCCAAAGACCACCCAGACATCTACCAGAAGTACTTGAAACCATCAGTCTCCCGCCGGTTCGGCGTGAAGGCAGTGTAGGGAGGGAGGATCTACATGGCTACCAATCAAGATATCAAAAATCAGTTGGCCACCAGAGCGAGCCAACCGGCACAACAACCACAGTCACCTGAGCAGACGATCGCAGCTTACCTAAAACGAATGGCTCCGGAAATTGAAAAGGCACTTCCGTCCCATATGAATGCGGACCGAATGGCCAGGATTGCCCTCACAACGATTCGCACCACACCAAAGCTATTGGAATGCAACATGCCGTCGCTGCTTGGTGCGGTCATGCAGGCAGCTCAGCTGGGTCTGGAGCCGGGCCTGATTGGCCATTGCTACATTATCCCCTATGGTCGGGAAGCACAGTTCATCATTGGTTACAAAGGAATGATCGACCTAGCCCGCCGATCTGGCAACATCGAAAGCATCTACGCTCATTGCGTATACGAAGCTGACGAGTTTGACTATGAGCTTGGTTTACGCCCAAAACTGCATCACAAACCTGCAACCGGCCGGCGAGGTGAAATGAAGTACGTATACGCTGTTGCACACTTTAAAGACGGCGGCTACCAGTTTGAAGTGATGGACAAAGAGGAGATCGAGAAGCGTCGTTCTCGCTCTAAAGCTGCTAAGAATGGGCCTTGGGTGACGGACTATGAAGAAATGGCAAAGAAAACGGTCATCCGCCACATGTGGAAATACCTACCGATAAGTATTGAGATCCAACAGCAGGCTACTCAAGACGAGGTGGTTCGAAAGGATATCACAAGCGAACCAGTTAGCGTGTACAGTGATGCGATTGATATCAATGTTTCCACTGCAGAGTCGGTTCCCATGGATGATACAACCGACGGACTGCAGGAAGAAAACACTGATGAGAGTGCAACATTATTCAACGATCAATGAACAATCAGAGACAATGGTTTCCACTGCCGGACCTGTATCGCACTCTTGACGATCCGGAAACCCTAATAAGATTTGCTGCAGCTTACATGAGGCGTTACTACCCGGAGTGGGAACCGATCAAGATTAATAACTACCGAGTTCTAGTTGAAAGGCGGGGGAGGGAAATGAAAGATGATGCCGTGGTTTAGGTTGTATCCAGAGATTCTAAAAGACCCCAAGATTCGCAGATTCACAACTGTCCAGAAGTGGCTCTGGATTACGGCGATGTGTGAGGCTTCACAGTCGTCCGAGCGCGGCAAATTATTTATCGCCGATGGCATCGAGTACACCGACGAAGACCTGGCACAAGCCGCTGGATTGCCTTCTGGCGAGTGGGAGCAAGCAAAGGGATTCATCGACATGTGTGTCACGCTCAAAATGATGGAACGTCACGCGGATGGTGGCGTGACACTCCTAAATTTCATTAATCGTCAGTACGAGAAACCTTCTGACAAGCCTGACAAAACACGTGAAAGGAAACAGAAAGAACGAGCAAAGAAAGCTCAACAGAAAAAAGAACAGCCCCCCCAAAAGCTTGATAAATCAACTCTTTCAGACGGCGGTCTAAAAGGTCACGCTAATGTCACGCCTGAGTCACGCGATGTCACGCCGTGTCACGCCATATATACAGATACAGATACAGATACAGATACAGACTTAGATACAGAAGCAGATATAGAATTACTACCACCCTTACCCTCCAAAGGGGAAAGACATGAATCGGTAGTCGTCGTGGTCGGTGGTAGAGACCTTCACGTATACAAGAGCGTGCTTGACCAATACAAGCATTATTTCGTCTACGAGCCGAATCAAACCATCAGGCAGATACTACATAGCTACCTAGACGATGGAGTTCAAATGGACATGCTGGCTTGGGCAATGCGTCAAGCCGCAGAAAAGGGCAAAGCTTGGGATTATGCAAAGGGAGCTATCGAGAAACTCTTTGCAAAAGGGGTAAGAACGGCGGAGCAAGCAGAGCAGGCAAACCAAGCATTCCATCAACAGCAAGAGCAAAAACAATCGCGAAAGGTCGTGCCTCTCAGAGAGGATAAGCTTCCAGCATCCGTTCAATGGCAGCTTGAGCAACAAAGCGTACAGCAGCCTATAAACACCGAAGAGCCTAAAACGATCGATGATTATCCCGAGTTAAAAGCCATGCTTGAGCAACTTCGCCAAAAACAAAAACAAGCCCGATAGGAGGAGCGATTATGCAAGCACTTCAAAATGTTTTCAGCTTTCAGGAAAAGCAGGTACGGGTTGTCGTGAAGGATGGAGAACCATGGTTTGTGGCGCGCGATGTGTGCGCAATTTTGGAAATCGGGAACACAAGTCAAGCTTTGGTTCGCCTTGATGATGATGAAAAGGGGGTCATTTCAACTGATACCCCTGGAGGAGTTCAAGAAATGGCTGCAGTAAACGAATCTGGCCTTTACGAGTTAGTGCTTGGAAGCAAAAAACAAGAAGCAAAAGAGTTCAAACGTTGGATTAAACGTGAGGTATTACCGTCAATTCGGAAAACTGGTGCCTATGCTGTTTCTGAAAACAAAATTGTGCCTCTTAGCGAACGCCAGGCGTTGATTCAATCACTCAAATTGACCGCGGAGCTGGCTGAA